TGGTATTCCCCCGGTTACCTGGGCAAATAATCAGACTTGTACGGCTGGGCAGATAAGTGTCGATGCTAACTTTATTTATGTCTGCACCGCCGCCAACACCGTTAAGCGCGCAGCGCTGACGGCGTTCTGATGCCCGTGAGGACAAACCATGACCCCCGGTAATTACGATCTGTGCATTTACCGGGGCGACACCTCGCGCTGGCGGTTTGTCTGCTGGCAGGACGCCGCCAAGACGCTGCCGAGCGACCTTACCGGGGCTGCCGCCGCGGCGCAGATCCGCGACCGGCCCGGCGGCAATCAGGTGACCCAGCTTTATTGCGGGGTCATCGCGCCGAACACGGTTGATGTCTCGATATTGCCGGCGGATACCGCCAACCTGCCGCCGCGCGGGGTGTGGGACCTGCAAATAACCTACGCCAGCAGCGACATCCGCACCCTGGTGGCGGGCAAAGTCCTGGTGACGGGGGACGTGACGCAAACGGCGGTGCCGCTGTCGCCGATCGAGGGGCCTGCCGTGATGGGTTCGGTGCGGGTGGTGTACCCGGTGAGCGGCGAGACCGTGATCATGGGGTCGGAATTTGCTCTGCATGTGGCGAGCGGGCCGCTGGCGGCGCTGACCATCCGGTTGCCGCCGGGTCTTCCCGACAATGCGCTGGTCGAAATCTCGTTTGCCTATGACGTCGATCTCTTGAGCGTGACCGACGCTGCGGGCTTGCCGGTGGCTGGGGGGCCCGATAGCGGCCATGGGCCGGGCGCGGCGCTGGAGTTCCGCGTGGTTCCCGGTATTGGGCTCGTGTACTGGAAATGAGTTGGCTGACGGGCTTGTGGGGCTGGGGCGAGGCCGACGCCGGGGAGTGGCAGACGCTGTACCGGATAGAGGGCGCGCGGCGGGCTTTGGTGCAAAGCCGGGTGCGGGCGGCGGATGAGGCTTATTTTGCCGAGTTGGAGAGGGCGAGGGCTGAGAGACGCCAAAGCCTGGCCACGGTGCAGTTTGCTTGGTCCCGCAGTTCGGTGGGACGAGCCGCAGCGGCGCGGCGGGAGCAGCGGGATGCTTTGGCACGCCGGCGGATCTTGGACGTGGAGTGGCGATCTCGCCGGGCAAAAGGCGCCTCGCGCATGGCCGAGTTGGCGGACGAGATTGCGGCGGCCGGCGGGCGCAACGGCTGGGTGTACGAGCAGCGCCAGCTTGGCCGCACATTGCAGTCGATCGCTGCCGACGTCGGGGTTTTACGAGAGCGGGCGCGGCAAATCTGTAAGCAGGAAGAGCGCCGCCGGATCGCCGCCCGGAAGAAGCCGCGGGCGCCGGCGCGCCCGATCGATATCGACGCGGCAGAGGGGACGCGGCAACGCGATGTGTGGCTGACCTACCTGCCGAGCCCCGATCCGAGATTTGACAACATGGTCCCGGTGGTATGGCCGACACCGTAGCGATCGACATCGTCGCGCAGCCGACGCCGGTAATCGAGGTCATCGCCGGGGTTGGCCAGCAAGGCCCGCCGGGGCCCGCCTGGCAGCCCGGGTTTACCAGCGTGACCGTCTCGGGGACGCTGCCGTCCGGGACCAACGGGTTGGTGCTGGTCGATAGTACGGCGGGACCGATGACCGTGACCCTGCCGCCGGCGCCAAGCCCGGGCCAGACATGCACGGTGAAGGACAGCACCGGGCACGCCGGCGCCAATCACATCACTGTGGCGGGCGGCGGTTTTACCATCGAGGGGGCGCTGAACCTGGTGATCGGGATGAATTACGGCTGGGTGCAGTTGGCCTTCACCGGTACGGCTTGGGTCCAGATCTGATGCGGCGTCTCGCTGCGCTTCTGCTGGCCGCCGGGCTCTGCGCGCCGGCTCTGGCGCAGCAGGTATCCGACCCGGTCAGCAGCACGGCGCCCGCCACCATCAAGAAGGACACGCCGTCGATCTCCGCCGATACCGCGATGCTGACGACGGCCAATACGACCAGTTTCACCGCCGGGCAGATCCTCGACGGGGCATTCCTGATCCCGCCGGGTTCAGGTGGGAAGGCGCTCGACGGGACGCGAGGCGTGGTGTTTGCCCCAGCCGACACGACGGTTAATCTGGTGAGCGGGCTGGCGGCCTATGTCGTGAGCGATGCGGTAACGGCGGGCGGCGGTTTCCCGGCGGCGGCGGGGCTGTTTGCCGCCGGGGTAGCCCGCGGCAACGGTGCCAAGGTCTGGGGCGTCAACACGCTCTTGTCCGACACATTGACCGGCGCGGTCAGCGCCGGCACCGGCAAGTCGCTCAACAACGAGTTTGATTTCAACGTGTCGAGCCCAAGCACAACGGTGCTCGGGCTGCAACTGGCCGGCAGCTCCAAGGCGCAGCCGGCATCGGCTTATGGGGTCGTGTTGCAGCCGCTCGATACGCCGAATTTCGGCACGGTGTCGCGCTGGAGCGCTTTCCTGGTCTCGACCGAGGGATCGACCAACATCTTTGCCTCGATCGGCGCCAAGCAACATCTGGGCAGCAGCATCAAGTCGCAAGACGTGAACATGCAGTTCAAAACCAGCGCTGGCGCGGACGGCAACATCGTGCTGGCGGGCAGCGAGGCGGGCGGCTTGGAGCTGTTTTCCGCCAATTCCCTGACACGGGCGGTGACGATCACCGGCGGCGCCGGCCGTTTTTCGGTCGAAGACGGCGGCGGCTTTACGATCAACAGCCGGATTGTGATGCAGGGGACGGCGGCGGCTTTCGCGGTTGGCTCCGATGTAAACTACACCGTCCAGACTTACGGCAACGCCTCGGCGGCGACGACGATCAGCGGTGCCTCGATCAAGCTGTCGACACTGCCGGCATCGGCGGGAGCCGGCGGCTTGACCGTGTGCGTCGACACGTCGGGCGCTCTGTACAAAAAGGCGGCCTGCCCATGAGGTGGGCGCCGGTTTTCCTGTTGCTGACCGTCCCGGCTGTGGCGCAGCCGGCCGATCCGGTGCAGGCGGCGATCGTGCTATCGCTCGATCTGCAGAAGCGAGCGGTGGCGGCGCAGGATCTCGCCGCGGCGTTGGCTGCCGCGAAAAACCGCATCGCCGAACTGGAGAAGCTGTGCGGCGAACCGTGCAAGCCGGCGGAGGCCAAATGACCGACACCGCGCCGCTGTCGGAGGCGGCGGTATTGCGCAACCAGCGCAACAATCTGCTGGCCCGGGTGCTCGATCTGGAGGTCGAGGTGGCGCTATTGCAGGACGAGCTAAAGCGGCTGCGGCGCTGGCCGGAGCGGCCGGAACGCCTGGCGGCGGTGGAATGAGCACGGCGCGCGTCCGGCGTGACGCCGGGCACCAGCCCGGCCGGATCGAGCTGCCGGAGAAACTGGTCGAGGTGTTCGACGGCCCGGCGCTTTACCGCTGCGCCTTCGGAGGTCGGGGGTCGGCCAAATCGAGATCCTTCGCAAAGATGGCGGCGGTGCACGGCCTGCGCTGCGCTCAAGCGAACGAGACCGGGGTCATCGTCTGTGGCCGCGAGTTTCAGAACAGCCTCGACGAAAGCAGCATGGCCGAGGTCAAGGCGGCGATCGAGAGCGAGCCCTGGCTGGCGGCGATGTACGAGGTCGGCGAGAAATACATCCGTACCCGCGACGGCAAGATCGATTTTGCCTTTGTCGGGTTGCGCCGTAACATTGAAAGCGTCAAATCGACGGCCAGAATACGGCTTCTCTGGGTCGACGAGGCTGAGCCGGTCTCCGAAACCGCGTGGATGAAAGCCATTCCCACCGTGCGCGAGGAGGGTGCCGAAATCTGGGTGACGTGGAACCCGGAGCGCCGCCAGAGCGCCACCAACAAGCGGTTCCGCCTCAACCCCCCGGCCAACAGCAAGATTGCCGAGGTCAACTGGCGCGACAACCCGTGGTTTCCGAGCGTCCTGAAGCAGATACGCCTGGAGGATAAGGAAAAGCGCCCGGACACTTACGATTTCGTGTGGGAAGGGGCGTATGCCTCGGCGCACGTCGGCGCCTATTACGCCCCTCACCTAGCCGAAGCTGGTCGCGAGGGCCGCATCGGCGGCGTCATGCGCGACCCGCTATTGCCGATCCGGGCCTATTGCGATCTGGGTGGGACCGGCGCCCGCAGCGACGCCTTTGCGATGTGGCTGGTTCAGTTCGTTGCCCGCGAAGTTCGCATCCTGAGCTATTACGAAGCGGTTGGGCAGCCGTTGGCGACGCATGTGCAGTGGCTGCATGACAATAACTTTTCCAAGGCGCAGGTCGTTCTGCCGCACGACGGCGCGACGCACGATCGGGTCTACGACGTCAGTTTCGAGAGCGCGTTCCGCCAGGCTGGGTTCTCGGTTGAGGTCATTCCCAACCAGGGCCGCGGCGCCGCGCGGGCACGGGTCGAGGCGGGGCGCAGAATATTTCCGGCGTGTTGGTTCAACGAGGCGACCACCGAGAGCGGTCGCGAAGCATTGGCGTGGTATCACGAGAAGAGAAGCGAAGACGTCAGGGATATAGGTCTTGGTCCCGAACACGACTGGGCCTCAAACGGAAGTGATGCGTTCGGCCTGATGGCGGTTGGATATGAAGTTCCGCGCGGAAGACCTAAGCAAATCAAATATCCGGAAATGGGTTTCGTTTAAAACTTAGGAGTTTTGTATTGAGCGCACAGGAAATTAACGCCATCCACGAGCGCCTGCTCGCGCTGGAGGCGAAGCTGGCGGATCTGTCTGCCGCGGTCGGGGCATTGCAGGAGCGCGTCGCTGACAAGGACGTGTCGGTCGACCTCTACCCGGCGCCGCCGGACCATGGCCCGGCCCGGGCCGAGCGGGCGCAATTCCCGCGGCGGCGCTAAGCCATCATGTACGGCAATTCCGCCGACGCGATCGCGCGCTCGCAGAGCTTCCAGGGGCTGGACCTCGGCCCGGACCTCGACGAGGACGAGGTCAAGGCGGTTATCTCGCGGGAACTGGAGGACGCGCTCGGGCAGGACGGCGGGACGCTGAGCACGGATCGGCTGGAGGCGATAAAATACTATAACGGCGAGAAATTCGGCAACGAGGTGCCGGGCCGCAGCCAGATCGTCTACCGCAGCGTCCTGGAAGCGGTCGAGTGGGTGTTGCCGGCATTGCTGCGGATCTTTACCGCCAGCGACCGGATCTGTGTGATCGAGCCGCGGCTGCCGGGCCAGGAAGACCAGGCCGAGATCGCCACGGAGTACATCAACCACATTTTCTATCGCGACAATTCCGGCTTTATGGTGCTGCACGACCTGTTCAAGGACGCGCTCCTTGAGCGGCTCGGCTGGGTCAAAGTCTGGTTCGACACCGACAGCGAGACGATCTCAAAGAGTTTCACCCACATCAGCCGCGATACATACGACGCGCTCCTGGATCAGGACGACGTCGAGTTGGTCAAAGAGAGCAGCTACACCGAGGATCTGCCATTGCCGCCTGGCGGGCCGCCGATGCCACCCGGCATGCCGCCGATGGGTCCGCCGCCGATGCCGGGGCCGATGGGTCCGATGGGTCCGCCGCCGGGTATGATGCCGAATGGCGCCGGTCCCCCCGGCCCGCCGCCGGGGTTGATGCCGCCGCCGATGATGCCGGCCGCTGGGGTCATGCCGGCGCCGCCGGTGCCGCAGCAGATGACGTTCTATGACGTCACCCTGCGCGTCACCAAGCCGCGCGAGCGTGTCGTCATCGCCAACGTGCCGCCCGAGGAGGTGCTGTTCTCCCGGCGCAGCAAGCGGGGCGAAATCCCGTTTCTGGCGCACCGTTGCCGTCGCACCTACAGCGACCTGGTCAACGCCGGCTACGACACCGATTGCCTGGATCTGATCCCGTGGGACGACAGCGCCGAGCACAATTCCGAGCGCGTCGCTCGCCACTCCGAGGACCTCGACTACCGCAGCAGCGATCGCCGCGACGCCGGCCGCGAGATGTGGGTCGAGGAGTGTTACGTCCAACTGGCGCTCGGCGACGACGACAGCACCACCGAGCTTTACAAGGTCATGACGGCGGCCGGCGGCCATGTGATCCTGACCAAGAACGGTGAGCCTGATTGCGAGTGCGTGCCCGAGATCCCGTTTGTCGCGCTGTGCCCGATCCCGCAGCCGCACAAACTGGTCGGGCTGAGCCTGGCCGATCTGACCAAAGATATTCAGCTAATAAAGAGCACGCTGCTGCGGCAAATGCTCGACAACGGATATCTGTCCAACTGGCCGCGCATCGAGGTTGGCGACGACGTCGTCAACGAGAACACCTACGACGATCTCCTGAACCTGCGCCCCGGCCAGGTGGTGCGCACCCGCCGTATCGGCGGCATTGCGCCGCTAACGGTGCCCTACACCGCCGATAAGACCTTCCCGCTGGTGGAATACCTTGACCGCAGCCAGGAGGTGATGACCGGGGTTGCCCGAAGCAACCAGCAGATCAGCGCCGACCAACTCAACAACAGCACGGCCAGCGGCATCGCCATGCTGCAAGCCAACGCCGCCCAGCGGGTCGAGCTGTTTGCCCGGATTTTCGCTGTCGGCCTGCAGGAGCTGCTGGGGCACGTTTTCCGGTTGGTCAGGCGCCACCAACAGAACGAGCGCATCATCAAGGTCACTGGCGGCTTTCTTAAAGTCGACCCATCCGAGTGGGTCGAGGACCTGCCGCTGACCGTCTCCGTCGGCCTCGGCACTGGCAATCGCGACCAGATATTGGCACATCTCAATACTATCCTGCAGATCCAGAACGGGATCGTGCAGCAGCAGGGCGGGCTCCAGGGACCGTTGGTCTACGGCAAGAACGTCTACGATGTGTTGGAGCAACTGACCCAGCAGGCCGGTTTCAAAACACCGTTTTTCCAGGACCCGACACGCCCGCCCAACCCCGCGATGATGGGCCCGCCGCAGCCGCCAAAGCCCGACCCGCAAGCCGCCGCGGCGCAGGCGAAAGCCCAGGCGGACATACAGGCCGCTCAAGCCAAAGCCCAGACCGACATGCAGATCGCGCAGGCAAAGGCGGCGATCGACGCTCAGATCGAGCAAAGGCACGCCCAGACCGAAATGGCGATGGAGCAGATCCGCTCCCAGTCGCAGCTTGCCGTCGAGCGCGAGCGGGCGCAGCACGACATGCAGGTCGCCGAGCTGAAAGCTCACAACGAGATGGCGATCGAGCGGATGAAGGCCGAGCAGGCGGCCCAGATATCGGCGCTTGAGGTCAGGCTGAAATATCAGGCTGGGGTCTACACATCCGGTCCCGATGCGCCGGTCGATCGGCCGAATGGCGGCGGCGAGATTTGAACTGGTGGACTGAGTGGCTGATTTGGCGGCGAGGTCACCCTGAGATCGGGACGGTAGCGTCTCCTAATCCGCCGCCTACTGACCGGGCCGAGCTTGGCGCGGCGGCGCAGCGCCTGCTCCAGGACCCGGTCTTCGCCTTGGCGCTCGGCCGGGTGCAGGCGCGAGCCACCGATGTCTGGCGCAGTACCAAGGTCGGCGACACTGACGGCCGGGAGAGGATGTACTGGCTACACGCCGCGACAGAAGAACTGCGTAGTGCACTGCAGCAGATGGTCGACAACGGCAAGGCCGCTGAGCGCGAAGAGTGACCTGTCCTGATTGCTTTGGCGGCGGCTATCGACTGCGCCGGTCATACCCGGGAAACGAGCAGTTCCCCTATCCCTGTGAGGTCTGTGAGGGCCGCGGGGTGATCCACTGTTGCGAGGGGGACTGCGCCAACGAGGCGCCGCCACCGAGGCATCCGGCGTTGGGCCCGGACACCTGAAACAACCCCGCCAGCGTCGCGAGACGCCGGCAATCCCACGAGATGGACGATAACGCATGAGTGATGCACCCGCCTCTGGCGCCGGTGACACCGTTGGCTTGCCCACCAATATCGCGCCGAGCGATGCCGACATCGCCAAAGGTATCGAAGGACTGCTCGACGCCGAAGCGCCGCGCCGCCGCAGGACGCAGCCGGCCGAGCAACCCAGAGACGACACCCCATCCGACGCCGAACAGGCGTCAGATCCCGGGCCGGACCCGCTTCCGACAGAGGAAGAGGACCCGTCACCCGAGGCAGACGACGACGAGGGAATTGACCCGGACGAGCCCGAGGAGGAGCCCGCTCCGGCAATCGATCCACCCCAAAGTTGGAAAGCGGATGAGAAAACAGCGTGGGCTAAACTTCCCCCAGAGGTGCAAGCAATCGTTGCCCGCCGGGAAGGTGAGCGTGACCGCTATATCTCCACCCGCAGCCAGGAAATGGCCGAAGAGCGGCGAGCGAGCGCCGAGGCACGGCTGACTGAAAGAGGTGAGTACAAGCAGAACCTTGAGAAACTGCTGTTCGTGGCTGCGCCCGAGGCGGAGAAATTCACTCAGATCGACTGGCAGCGCTTGGCGGCCGAGAACCCGGCGGATTACGTCCGGCTCACCGCGGAACGCGACGCGCTGCGCGGTCGGATTGCCTCTATCCAGGGCGAAATTCAGCGGATCGACTATCAGTCGAACGCGGAACGCGAACAGCAATTCGGGCAATTCCGCCAAGAGCAGGCACAACTGCTGGCGGCGAAACTGCCCGTTTACGCCGACGCCGAGCGCGGCCCCAAGTTCGTCCGCGAGCTGACCGACTATCTCCAGACGCAGGGCTTTACCCCCCAGGAACTGGCCGCGGTCGTTGACCACCGGGCAATCCTCCTGGCGGAAAAAGCCATGCGCGCGGATCGGGCGGCGGCGGCGCGCAACGGCGCCGAGCGCCAAAAGGCGCCGGCTCCCCGGGTGCAGCAGCCCGGGACCAAGGCGCGCTCGGACACCTCAGCCAGCCAACGCAGAAACAACCGCCTCGCAGCTCTGGAGCGCAGTGGTTCCGAGCGGGACGCCGTCGCGTACCTGCTCGAAATTCTCTGACCCCTACCGCCCTAAACGCCGCCTGGGCAGCGGCGCCCGCCAGCGCTGGGAAGCGCCGGCATCCCTCTGATGGAGCCTATTTATTATGGCAATCGTACCAGGAACCGCTCTGACCTACACGGGCCAGCCGGGACTTCAGGGCTTACGCGAAGACCTTTCGGATTAACGGCATACCCTGTCAGATAGGTCTTCTGTTTGACCTGTCTGTGAGGTAAAATGCCATCAGTCCCCTGTTGCACGGAGATTGATGGTGGCACTGAACTGGAAGAACATTACTAAAGAAGAGTTGACTGCCCTTTACGCCGCGAAGTCTCTCGAAGAGATTGGAGACCTATACGGACGCGGTAATGAGGCGGTTAGGAATAAGATGATTAAGTTTGGTATTGCGCGCGACCGAGTTAGGCGGAGATTTAATCCGACGCCTGACGAGATGCGCGGGCTTTATCAAACCATGACCATGAAGCAAATGGCCGAGCACTATGGCGTGGGCGAAACGGTTGTCTGGAACCGGCTGAAAGAGCATGGGATCGGGCTTGAAGGGTCGGGGCCTTATGGGCATCGGCACGATCCACGGCCTCACTCTCTCGAAGCCAAGGAACGGATGTCGCAAGCTCACCTTGGCAAGCGTCAAGGAGCCGATAATCCGAATTGGCGTGGTGGGGCTGCTCTCAAGCATTACCGGCTACGACAATCGGCGCCATATCGCCGTTGGAAGGAGGCTTCGCTAGAGCGGGCCAATTTCCAATGCCAGGATTGTGGCGTGAAACATCAGTCGCCCTGTGGCTGCTGCGGCACGTCGATTACGCTTCATGTGCATCATCTGCATTCCTTCTCGCGGTATCCGGAGATCAGGTTCGATCCCGAGAACAGCGAGGTTCTCTGCCCCAAGTGCCACCACTCTAGGCATCGTGGAAAAATCGGGTGAATTCGGTGAAACTCCCACCGCGTAATGGCGAGGACAATACCGAGCCGAGCCGCAGCGGGCTTTAGGTGCTGCGGAAGGTGTGACGGTCAGGCGGGTGAGTCCCAACAATAACCCCGCCCAAGAGCGCCCGACGCGAAAGCGATGAGATGACCTGGGCTCACTGGTAACAGTGAGGAGTGCGGTTTAAACGGCCGCACGAGAACAAAACCGATGATCTACATGATCAGTCCGGAGACGACGCCGTTCCTCAGTAATATCGGCCGCGAGACGTGCGACGCGGTGCTGACCGAATGGCAGACCGACGCGCTGGCCGCCGCCGATGTCAATAACGCCCAATACCAGGGCGATGATGTCGCCACATTTTCGGCAGCGTCAGTGACCGCGCGGCTCGGCAACAGAACTCAAATTATGAGGAAGACGGTTATTATCTCAGGCACGGTCGATAAGGTTAACAAGGCCGGCCGCAACACCGAGCTGGCGCTGCAGCTCACCAAACGCGGTAAGGAACTGAAGATCGATACGGAGAGCATCCTCCTTAACAACCAGGCAAAGGTCACCGGCGCCGTTACTACCGCACCGACCATGGCCGGCGTGCCCGCCTGGATTAAAACCAACACCAATCACGTCGGTACCAACCCGGTCGGCGACGGCAGCAATGTCAGAGTGGATGGGACCCCCCGCGGCTTCACCGAGGTAATGCTCCGAGATGTCCTGAAACAAATATGGACTAACTCCAGCGAGGAGCCGGATGTACTAATGTGCGGTGGTAGCAACAAGTCTGTTGCTAGTAGCTTTACTGGCGGCGCACAGAAAACCGTTGATGTTGCTACCAAGAAACTTACGGCCACGGTTGATATCTATGTCGGTGATTTTGCAACCATCAACATCATCAGCAATCGCTGGCAAAGGCCGAGGGATGCCTTTGTACTGAACTGGAACTACTGGGCTGTCGCCTGGCTGCGGCCCACCAGCCAGGTGCCGCTCGCTAAAACCGGCGACGCCGAGAAGCGTATGCTAATTCAAGAATGCACGCTGATCAGCAAAAATGAGGCTGCATCGGCGGGGATTTATGACCTCACAACTCCTTGATCCGACGGGGTAGCGCCCAGCACACGGCTGGACGCCCCCCTGTTACCAGACTAGGGTGATCTTGACCCGGAAAGGCCAGAGCACCATAGTCAGGCTCAGGAGTCGGCGGTGTGCCCTAGAAGGCATCGCTCTCTCCATCGAACGCCGGCAGGGACCATTCCTAGCCGGCGTTCACCATTCTACAGGGCGGTCCATCGCGGGCCGCCCTTTTCTTTTGGGACAAGGCTATGCCGATCTTGTTCGACGTCGACCCCGAATACGGGGCTTACGAAACCTTCGATTACGACGAAGATAATGGCCGCGTCACGATCCGCCGGATCTGCGACGTCCAGCCGATCATCGATCGCAACAAAGAATTGCAGAACCACGCCGATTGCTGGAACGAGGCGAAAGACATGCGCCTGGCCGCCAGCATCCCGAACGAGGTGGCGCTGATGTGGCTCAACGATTACGGCATCAACTGCTGGCGCAAGGAGCACTGGCCGGCGGTAAAGAAGCTCCTTAACTCCAACGAGTGGAAGTATCTTCGTACCAATACGTTTTATTTATAGCGCGAGGCCGCCGGGTATGGGGCCGTAAATGTGGTTTATTGAGCTTCATCATTATAAGGACGAGCAACCGATTTTTATTAACTTTGACAAAGTCGCTACAATAACCGCTAGCAATGAAGGCGGTACGCTTGTTGTTTTTGAACCGAACCGAAGATGGGTTCATGTCAAAGAAGAATACGCAACGATTATGCAGTTATGATAAAGCGGATGTCGGGGGATAAAGAGTGATGTACAGAGTATCGCTATGAAGCCCGACACCAATAAACACCGCCTCTACCATGCGCTGAGGCGGCTGGTCGACGAGGTGGAGCAGGAACCGTCCATCTTCACCCCGGACGGGGGTGGTATATCGTGCGTGATTTCGCTGTCGGCATTCGAACAGGCTAACCAGGCGCTCGGCGCCGCCCGCCTCAACCGACGAGATCCTGATGCCGCTTGATAGCTACGACGGCCTCCGCACGGCGGTTTTGGAGTGGCTCGCCCGACCGAACGATCGACTGCTGGTCGATCACGTCCCGGACATGGTGACACTTTTCGAGGCCGAGGCCCGCCCGCGGCTGCGCACGATCGGCGGCGAGGGGATGGAGATCCTCTATACCTCGCCCGGCTACCCGGACCTCGCAATGCCGGAGGACTTCGCCGAACTGCGCCACGCGATGCTGGTGGACCTCGCGGTGCCGCTCGATTTCCTAGCCCCGACCCAGGCGGCGCGCGGTGTCCTCGCCGGCGGCATCCCGCAGTTTTACACGATCTACGGCGCCACCGACACGCCCCCCTGCAGTAGCGGCGGCGGTGTCCAGATGCGCCTAACCCCGCCGCCTGACAGCAGCTACACGGTCAGCGTGACCTACCTGCGCAGCTTGCCGCCGCTATCGGCGGAGAACCCGAGCAACTGGCTGCTCCGTGCCAGCCCCACGGCGTATCTGTTCGGGACCCTGCTGGAAGCGGCGGCCTTTATCGGCCACGACGAGCGGGTGCCGTTATGGGCGCAGCGCCGCGAGGCAGCGTTCGCGGCTCTGGAGCGCGCCGACATCAAAGCGCGCTGGGGCGGCCCGTTACAGATGCGCGTCGACATGGCGACGCCGTAATTAACGTCTTCCCCGCCCTAAAGGGCAGGGATTTCCGACAACTGGAGGGCGACGTTCCGCCCCGATCGTAGAATGTTTTGAGCCGCGTTAGTGTCCCTGTCGTGCAAGGAACCGCAGTCATCGCAACTCCACGATCTCACTCCAAGGTCTTTCAGCCCTCTCGGGCCGCCGATTGTTCCGCAATCAGAACAGACCTGGGTACTGTACCGCTCGTTCGTGTCAACGAACCGCGCCCCGTGCCTCATGGCTTGCTTGTAGCGGAGCATCGAGCGAAACGCGGACCAACCGGCATCGAGGACAGACTTCGCCATCCTGGTGCGGGCCAGTGCCGCGCTGTTTACGTCCCCCACACAGATCAAGACATTCTCCCTGACGATGCGGGTGCTGGTTACATGCAGGAAGTGCCGCCGTTGGGCGGCAACCTTACGATGTATCCGTCGCGCCAGTTTCTTGCGACCGGCGCGCTGAGCACGAGCGAGTTGCGCCGCCGCTCTGCGAACGTGGCGCGGGTTTCCGATCTTCTCGCCGGTCGAAAGGGCTGCAAGGTCTTTCAGTCCGAGATCGATGCCGACTTCGTTCGTGCCAGCCACCAGATCATCGGCGACATTGCACGCGAGGTTAAGATACCAGCGCCCGTCGGCATCCTGGCTGAAACTGCCGGAGCGGATATCTTCCGGGATCGGACGCGACAGCCAAAGCCGGTATTTGCGCCCGAGGAACCTCACGGTATCGGCGTCGATCTTCAGGGGCCGGTCGCACTGAAACGGTATCCACCCAAGAGAACGCTTTGGCCCGCGACTGACGCGCCAGCGTGGCCTGCGTTTGGCTTTGTCCCGGCTAACCGCGAACTGCTTGCATACCGCCTGCACGGTATCGCTGTGGAGACCAAGTTCCTTGGTTGCGCCGTTGGTCAGGTTGATCAGGTCGAAACCGCTCGGCCAGCGGCGATTGAGTCGGCGGCTGTCATTGTGGATGCCGCCGCAATAATTCCAGACCTGATTGACCGCCACGGCCATGCGGGCCAGCCGTTTCCCGGCTGTCGCATCCTTGACACGGAAGCGGTACGTGAGGATCATGCCGCCGATATATTGGTCTGCGGCGGCAAATGCAAGAGCTACGGCACGGACGGCATAGCGTTTCAGCGCTACAGGTGCATTTGGTCTTTGTTACCAAATATCGCCGCGGCGTCATCGATGCAGCGGCACTCGACTGGCTCGCCGAACATTTCGCCCGCGTCTGCGAGCGCATGGAGGCGCAACTCATCGCCAGCGACGGCGAGGACGACCACGTCCATCTGCTTGTCGAGTACCCGCCGAAGCACTCGATCTCTGTCTTGGTCAACGCCCTCAAGGGCACATCGAGCAGATTGCTGCGACAGGCCCGACCCGACCTCGCCCGGCGCTACTGGGAAGGGGTTTTGTGGTCGCCGAGCTACTTCGCGGCCTCGGCTGGCGGGGCAC